AAGATTTCCAATCGTTAATTTTTCTCGCTAGATCGTCATTTCTAAGAATAGTAGCCACCTTGGTTTCGTGCTTGGCATATGTATCCCAGACACCACTACTTATCAATTCAGATATAATACTTTGAAGAGAGTTCTCGCACCACCGTATTACGTTTTCGCAGTTGGCGCGTTCTGAACCTACGTGATCTACGTACTGCATTAGTTGGTAAGCATGACCAAAACATTCTTCCTGAGTTAACTTTTGCATGTCATCTAAAGAAAGGGTTTCTGCTATAGCAAACTCTGGATTAAACTTTGTTGGCGTTATGTTTTTAGCGGTTATATAATTTTCAATACCATCTAAAAACTCTTTCAATCTTTCAGCGGCTGTCAATTTGTTTTCTCCAATCTTCTATACTTTCTGAATACTTTAATACAATTAACTCTATTTTATTTAGGTTACACCAGTCTTCCTTTATAAAGTCTCTTTTAACAGAAGTCAAGAACCCAGCCTTAGTTTTATGAAAAAACTTACAGAATTTGTAGTGCTGCTGTCCATGAACCTCAACGCCTAACTGTAAATTGGGTATGAAAAAGTCTAAGAATAAAGTAGACTTTTTAGCTGGATCTCTTGACCCCGGCAGTTTCATTTCTTCTACAATTGTATATCCTGAAAACATTTCATTTAACAACTCTCTAGCTGCTAAGTGGTACTTAGATTTAACGGTCTTGTCATCTTTTCTTACAATATATTTTTTTAAGTCTACATTGTATTCTCTACCGTTTAGTCCTACAACTTTCATAGCACACTCTTAATCTCATCGTACAGAAAGTTTTGTATTTCTTCATTCTCTTGAATAAACTTACTAAGGTTTGACATCCCTTGGAACTTAAAGAATTTTTCTACTGCCTCTTGATTAGTAGGGTCTATTTTACTCTTTTTTAATAGTGATAAAATTCTTTTATCCTCAGACCCTATTGCAGACAAGACGGTATACCAAGCACCCGCCTGTTTGATAAACATCAATTCGTTTGCTATCTCACAAAGTTCTCTGATTTCATCAATACCAGTCCCGTATTTAATATAAGAAACGGCGTTTGAGTTAGGTTTACCTCCAGAAGCAGATGTTTTCACCAGCCAGTTGGCAACTTGACCCACATCTCGACCGTTTTCATCTGTCTCTTCCCACTTGCCTCTATGGGTGATAACCATATTAGTTCCAGCTTGATACTGAATCATATTTCCACCGTCTGCCATTTTTGCTGGCGACCACCTAGAACCTCCGGTATTTGCGATGTTGTGCAAAATACAAACTAACATGGCTTTTGTTCTTGATACGTCGTTAGAAATTCTCTTAAAGAACATAGAGTTTAATCTAGGGAGTTGGTTCCTTACTCCTGTGCGAATGTCTCCATCCAGTTCGTCTTGTGGAACCATGCTAGAAGATGAGTCTACAATGCCAAAAAAATCTGGAGTATTTTTTACATATGTTTCTATTACGTTTAGAAAAGTTTCAGCGGATACCACGGGTTGGGCATCGGTGGCTTGTACGATCTTGATGTTTTCTACATCTAAACCTTTGATACCTTTAAAGTTCTCTTTTGTTAATCTACCCTCTGTGTTAAAATACACAACCGTCTTACCTGCTGCCTGCGCTTTTGCTGCGGCGTATAGCGCCGTAGTTGTCTTGCCTGTTTTGGGGTCTCCAGCCATAATCGTAACGCTTCCTTCTCTAAGGCCACCGCCAAGAGCTAAGTCTAAAGCAGGAGAGATAGAAAGATTCTTAAAACTTTCTAAGTCTTTGAGTACCTTTGTTCCTTCTTCTACAATGTCTCCGTATTTTTTAACAATAGAATTGCTTACAATATCGTCTTCAAATTTATTCTTCGCTTTCTTTTTCGCCACTATCTAATCCTCTAAGTTTGTTTAGTCCAGATTTCTTTCCGTATGATTTTTTCCTAGTCTTTGCTTCTTTCTTTACATCTAGCTCCTGACTGGGTTTGTCATCTTCTTGTTCTATTAATTTTATTTGCTTCTTTATTTCTGGTATCAACCGTTTGTTTTTTAAAGAAAATATAGACTTCTGATTAGCTAGTGCTTTTACAACTGCTTTTTCTCCGTATTGTTTGATTAGCTTGTTTGCTGCAAACATTTGCTGCTTAAAAGTCCAGTCCCAAGGTTTTTTATTCCAGAACTTATACGTCAGACTCCCTTCGTTTTTGTATTCTGCTAAACGAAGACACATCATTTCCGCTAAGTAGGAAGCGCAGGTACAGTGATCGCCAGTTGTCTGGTGTTTGTACTTGCTTTTTTCAGTCCTTTTTCGTTTGGTCATAGATGATTGCTTCTTCAAAACAGTTTTCAATTTCATCTTCATACTCTTTGTCTAATATAAGTTCTGGCGTAATCCACATTTTTTTAGAGACATTAGATCCTTTTACTAGGCCCACAGTGTAATATTCCTTAGAATCTGACCCTATTGCTCCTAGTAGCGATCTAATTAAATATACGCCATCAACAGCTTCGCTTATATCTATAGTAGCCTTGTGAGAACGAAATTGCAAGTACAATTCTGATAAAAATAAATTTTCTTTATCACACTTTTCTTTTAGCTGTCTCCATCCTTCAAACTTATCATAGTTAAATTCTTCACCATTGGTTAGTTTACATCTAATCCATACAGCTTTCTTGTTTGTTCTGTATTTTTTTAACCATTTTTCTTTGTTCATTTTATTCCCTTATAGAAGTAGTGCAGCTACTTCTTCTACCCAAGGATTGAGACTTTTTTCTAAACTCATCTGAAATTGTAGATCCATTTTCTGTCATCACTGTGGAGCCTTTACTAGAAGGTATCTGAGATGCTAGATGTGTAGGATCTTTTTTTTTCTTAGTGTCTTCTGTGTTCTTTTTTATTTTTTGAAATTTACTAGCGTGTGCTTTTACTACACTCTTAGCTCTATCTAAATCAGAAGATAACTGGTCTATGTCCATGTCGCATTTTTGCTCAATGTAAAATTTCTCAATCTTACTCAATGGTCCTCGTTTACTCATTAATAAATCTCCTGTTTGTTCTTGTTAAATAGATAGAATTTTTTGTTTGTAGGTATATTAAATAGAAATCAAACGTATCTTTTGAAACTTTTTTTAGTTTGGTTTCTAAGTAGCTTTCTCTTGTAGCGTTTGACCCCATAGGGTCGAAAGGTTGATTTTGATACGTCTTAATAAAATATAATTTATCTTTTTGTGATTCCAATATCTTTGCGTATACCTTATCTTTGTTAGAAGCAACTGTTCCATTCTTATTAAAGTCCACTTCTTTGTCAACTGGTACTTCTTCCATACCTTCTGTTGTTTCATTAATATATTTCATCTTCCCTCCATGATGTATCGAGTTTGTTGATTCTCTGACATCTTGTTTATTTCTTTCAAAGATTTGTCCCCTTGTTTGTGATGCCAAGGTTTTTCCGATGGAGGATTCTTCTCTTTTTTCATAGCCTCCATTTCATTTATCTTGTTTTTATTGATACGAGTGTTCTTGTCTGCAATACTACCTATTGTATTGCTACCCGACATGAAACCGTGGAGTCCACCAGTAACAACCCTGTAAAGCCCGTTTGTCCCGCAAGTTTCGCACTTCTTTAACTCTGGGTCTGTAACTTTTTGAAACACGTCACTTACTTCTGCTCCACAGTCTCTACATTCATAATCATATATCGGCATTAATTCTCCAGTCTGTTTAATATATTTCCTAGTATACCATTTCTTTGGATGTCGCTATATCCAAGTCTGCATACACCAACGCCTTCTAGTCCGTCTAACTTGTCTATAATTTCCTCTAGACCGCTTTTTCTATTTAGATCCGTCTGTCTAATATCACCATTTATGATAACCTTACTGCCTTGACCCATCCTTGTTATAAACATTTTAATTTGTTCCCAAGTACAGTTTTGCGCTTCGTCTAATATCATATAGGAATTATGAAAAGTCGATCCTCTCATAATCTCTAGTGGTGCGTATTTAATCTTACCCTCATTATTATAGTGTCCATAGTAGGCTCTGCCAAGAAAAAACTTAAAGTTTTCTTGCATTGGCAGGAGATAGGGTGCTATCTTGTCGAGAAGTTCTCCCGGTAGCGACCCTATCTCCTTGCCCGTACATACCAGCGGACGAGTTACAACAACCTGATCTATATCTTCTCGGTGTAAATGCTCTGCGGCTATGCCTGACGCAATGAAAGATTTACCACAGCCTGACGGCCCAGTGCAGAATATAACATCATTCTCTATTATCGCTCTTATATAATCTTTTTGTCTAGGTGTTTTAGCCTCTACAATTTTTACTTTTTGTGGAGATAAGTTTTCTTTTCTGGTCTTTCTCTTAGTCATTAAAGTACCTTATGTTAGTGTTATGAGCCAGAACTTCCAAACCCTCCTGATCCTCTCTTTGTATCGTCTAAGTTGTCTACTAATTGTAAATCAAAATCCTTTACTTTTTGAAATACTATTTGAGCTATCCTATCGCCTTGCTCTACATTGTAGTCGCTGTATTGAGAGTTGTAGAGTATAACTCCAATATCGCCCCTGTAGGACGAATCTATAACTCCAGCGAATACGTCTATGCCGTGTTTGTATGCCATTCCAGATCTAGGCCAAATCAATCCAACATAACCTTCTGGGATAGCCATAGAGATTCCTGTCTTAATTAGTTTGTGACAGTGTTTTTGAACTATAGCGCCATGTAAAGCATAGAGGTCATACCCAGCATCCGATCTGTTTACTTTGGTTGGGACAACCGCCATGTCATCAAGTTTTTGTACTTCTAGCTGTGGGCCATTCCAACTAGGAAATGGCGCTCTGTGTTTAGTTTGTGATTCTCTTAACATTTCTTCTCTAGCTTTTTCGTCTGGGTGGATACTCATATCTCGCATTTTCCTCCTGCGCAGGCGATCTCCTGCTCTGGTACTACGTTGTTAGTTTCCTCGATAACATTTGTAAAGTCAACATCTTTATATTCACGATTCATGTCAACCCACTCTTTCCAATTGTATACATCTTTCATACAATAGGTCAATTGCCTTAAATCTCCATTAAAATATTTACCGGCAAATTTCTTACACCGATCTTTCCAAGCTTTCTTGCCGTTGCCTTTGATCTTTTCACCTACACCAAGCAAACTATCACATGCGGTCCACAGGTTGTCTTCCCAAAGAGTAAGTGCTACTTCAATCAGGCCGCTGACAAACAACGATGCGTCACCGTAGTGTGCAACTTGTTCGCTTGGCAGGTATACAGTAGTAAACGGGGCTTGAGGATAGTCCTTATCTCCAGAGATAGGAAGCAAAGAAATACCACAGAAATATTTTCTATTCTTATAAATATACTTTTCTACTTCTTCCCATTCATCTGGCTTAACGTTGATAGTATTACTTACATTGTGAACAAGCCAAGGTTGTGTGCATAGATCTTTGTTAGTGCCATTTATTACCCAGTTTTGCTGTGTAGACTTTACATAGTCCAACAACTGAATAGCATCCACTGCGTTCTTAGTTTTACTTCCGTCTGGAACTTCTACACAAAAACCAACAACGTCATCGCTATCGTTATTACTCCAAACACTTTCTTCACATGCTCTAGGATTAATTTCTTTCATGTAGTTATAGATAGGTTCCATCTTATTGGCTTGAACGCGACGAATATAACGTTTAGCGTGATGCGGGTGAATACCGCTAGATGTGCCTAGAATACAGCTAGAAGTACCCTCTGGCTTGATACAGGTAGTGCGAGCGGCTTGATTGACACCGATCATTTCTGCAATCTTTTTGTTTGTCTTTTTGACAATGTTAGCGCCACGCTTTTGCGCGGTTGCGTCCAAGCAAATTTGATGCTGCTCCATAATCCCTGTCATGCTCACGCCAAGCAAAGCTTCTCTTGCAATGATTC